TCGGGGGGATGATCTCTTCTTTGTTCGGGGGGATGATCCCTTCTTTGTTCGGGGGGATGATCCCTTCTTTGTTCGGGGGGATGATCCCTGAGACGGAGACGGAATCTCTGCTTCCATCCATTCATTTATCAAGTCTAAACCCGTTTTAATACTATCCCCAGCCTTACTAATTTTGTTCTTATCAAATATCATAGTGTTTGTTATACGAAAAGGGATGGTTAGGTTGGTTGTCTTATCTGATTGAACAACATGGTGTAGGGGCAACCCAGCCAGTTCTCTAAATACAGAAGCGCAGTTTAAAATGTGGTTCGATCCTGCAACCATCATGATGTACCTCGGTTGATTGAATATTTCAGGGCATGGACCCTTTCTCTTTTTAATATCATACGGGGAAAGCATCCTCAACAGCGTATAGTAATCCATTGACATTACGCTTATCGCTAGAAAAGCGAGCCTAACGCGTTTCAAACCTTTACATCGAAAATTATGAACCTTTATAACAGCTTCTTTAAGTTGGGCACACCTCTGTTCTCCGAGCGCATGTTCACGTTTTCTAATTAATTTTTTAGTAGCATTTCTGTGATATATAATGTCGGTCGTAATTCGATGTGCTACTTGTGATATTTTATCCCAGTTAGTGTACGAACGAGTTTCCTTCTTGTCGAGGAAGTCCTTGATACGGTTTCGGTCGGTAAAAATCTTTGTTCGCGAAATGTCAGTCTCTGGGTCTGCAACATTCGTTTTTCTGAAGTCTTTCCAGTAATCTTCATGTAGCATCGGCTTACGCAACCATTCGTAAATGCCAATAGAAGGTTTATTGGTGGCGAGGACCTTCTTTTTGAAAGCTGTCATTGCCATCTGTTTTGCAAGTGCTCTGTACAACACTACCTCATATATTTTCTCGTTCGATATCTTATAGTCCCTGTCATTCAATTTGACCTGAGTATCTTCATATAGCACGAATTTGAAAATGTCTTCCTCCGCCTCCCACTCTAATCTCGAATTTAACCAACCTAAGTCCAATAAGCTTAATCCGAATACTTCTTCATGTGAGAGAAGAATGTGATATGGATGTTTACTTCTTACGTCAGTTTCATGTATTCGTACATTTTTGCATCCAAATCTACACATCCTCGATTCAACAATTGTTTTCAATTTAGAATTATCTGGCATGCGTATACCGTATAGACAAGGCGCTACCTCACATTTAAGTACATTCAGCATATTAAAATATGGCATTTCCAAACAGCGTATTATGCGACCACCTGATGGTGTAAATCTAGTATGTTCTAAAAACAAATCAACACACTTATTGTGATCTCGTGATGATGCCATAGCAGCTTGTATAAATACAGAAGGAAGTATGGTTCCCCCACTTCCTCCGAGCTTCTTCATGTTTCTTAAGTCATGGGTATGATTTTCACCCATCCCAAGATAGTTGATCGGCATGACTCCCCCATCTTTCCATCTAATATTAAACCGACCTAACAAAAGACCCTGGGGATTTACCGGACCAGCAATATATGTACATTTTTCAGCTTTTTTTAGTGAGAGTTTCAATTTTTCGAGTATGCCTGCTTCTTCCTTACAATTTGTATAGTCATCGGACAACGGGGTGTTGTAGATCGCTCGAAGTCGACCGTCGGTAAGTCTCCAGGGATACCGGAATGTAGAACTAAATTCTGGACGTTGTTGGTTGCAATTAGGGCCATACCATTTGTCTTTGCATTCACACGTGTAAACCCCTTCTTCATCTTCACGTGATTCTAGAGTACCAGGCCCGAAGCATTTAAATAGACTCTTCTTTTTTTTGGGTAGACTTAGAATCAAGTCGTTCCAATCAGGCGGTGGATGATTCTTATAATTCATTCTTTATTAATGAAAAGTATTTTCTTATCGGGATGGCGAACGTATATTAATCTTAAATCATTTTTAAAGTTTGTATTTTATAGTACGTTTGTAGTATAAAATATATTTACATCCCCAAAGACTCCCTCGTCTTCTTCGCCATCGCTTCTCGGTGTGCGATCGCTAGTTCTATATCACTTTCTCCTATTTTAATAGTATTAGCTGGCAAGTCCCCGTACATACGACCATTTTGTTTCAGTTTATAGTATGCATCAGTAAGTCGATGAATTCGAGGAATCTTCGTTTCCCCTGAATGACAATCGCTACACATCAAAAATGGACCTTCGCCGTTCATGTAATCTTCAAAATACCCGTCGCCCTCGGTGAATGTAGGACTACTATTTAAATATTCTATAGAACAATGCTCGCAAAGTTTGAGCTTTCTACCTACTTCCGGATCAATATCTCTACCGCAATTATTACCGATACAAATTACTAGATCTTCGCAATAGACAGTATTTGCGCAGACATCACAATGCATAAAACCGCGTATAGTATCGGGGTGTTCTTCTTCATCCAGCATAGTAAATAAATACTCTGCATAGGCGTATGTTTTAGCCTTCTGATCTGCCAACTCCGCCTTCAATTTCTCAATCACTGAAGTTTGGTCGTTGTACTTGGAAATCTCACGAGCGACATCAATTGATAGGTTAACTTTACTCATTTTTGTCGAAATTATTTTATTGTTCTAATCAATCATTTTTATTCTACATCCCCAAAGACTTCCTCGTTATCCTCATTTTCTCTTCCCTGAATGCGATCGCTCGTTGTTTTTGCAACTCCTTTTCCTCTTCTGTATCTACCCTAAGCGTGAATGATGGACACCTGCGCTTTCCGTGTTCATCAACATACTGCGCCCTCCAACGACCCTTTTTATTGCCTTTGGGTGGTTCGTATCGAATCCCGGTGTGCCCGCTCGTGTTATTCTTCTGCTTGCTTTTGTTCAGGGCATTCACTCGACCGGAACCATCTCTAAGATTGCTCCGACAGTTGTTCAGACCGTTGCGATCAATGTGATCGACCTGTTTAAACTCCGGGCAAATCAGATTATGAAACTGACACGCCTCGTATTTCAACTTCTTACTTTTTCTACACGACGCGTAGTACGTTTTCTTCCCTTTTCCCTTTCTTGCGGTCCAAATACGGGATTCAACGTGCTTTAGCATATCTGGATCACAAGTCATAATCAAACCATCTTGCAACTTCACTTCAATCACATCTCCAACGCGTCTCCATTGATTCTTTGTCAAGCCATTAGTGTCTGAATATTCTTTTTGGTACATTTGCGCCTTCACATATGCATCCATTGTAGCCTTTTCTCTTGCTTCTGGAGTGACGTGTGAGCGAGAAATACCAAAATGTTTTGTGATTTGTTTAGAATCACGTGTGATAGTAAACTGCCAACCATCTTGCAGAAGAGAAATGTTGCCTCTATATTTTCCGTGATTGAATGTTGGTGTAGTAGTCATTTTTTGTTAATCTTAATATCCCATCTTCTAAATCATTTTAATCGATGTCTATTTTATATTACGTTTGTAGTATAAAATATAGTAAGGGGTGCGCTGTTCGAACTATAGTACAGGGAAGCCTAATGCTCCACCTGAAATTCTGATGATGTTGTTGTTAACACAGGTGAGTACAAACTTGTACTTCTGCTGGACCTGGAGACCAGAGGACTGCGGGTTGTTGGGGCCGACGACACCGACCTGGTTGAACGGCGGGAGAGTAGTCGTACCGTTTGCGACAGCCTGGTTGGCAGCCTGGCAGAGAGTGGTGAACTCTGGCACGATGGAAACGTTGGTGAGCTTGCCGTAGTTGGTAGAACCCATCGGGTCGAGGCAGATGAAGTCGAGAGAGTATGAGTAGCAGTGGTATCCGCTGACTTCGGGTACGACTGGTGCGGTGTAGTACGGGTTGACCATTGAGAAGTAGTCGGCGCCCATCTGTCCGAGACGGTTGGTGTTTTCGTAGACGAGAGAGCATCTGAGGAGCGGGTCTATCTGGTACTGTCCGCTGAACTTGAGCGGGCACGCGTCGAGATCACCCATCTGCGGCGAACCGGTAGTGTAAGTAGAGAGTTCGTTGGCGAGAGTCGTGTTCTGAATAGCGAAGAAGAGGACCTTGATCGCGTGGGAGAGACGGAGGTCAATAGAGACCGACGACTGCGTAGCCGGAGTGACCGTGACATAGTTAGCCATCTGCGCCTGTTCAATGAGGATGTCGCGAGGAGCACAAGCCATACGCTTACGTTCGTCATTGGAGACGATAGCATAGTTAGCCCAGACCTGTACGGATTCGAAAGATGGTTCGGTGCCGCCCTCGAGATCGCCAACAACTGCGTTGGTGCGGTATGCCGCGTTAGGACCGGCGAGCGTGACATTTCGTTCAGTGATGAGAAGTTCACTCCAGTTGCGGAAGGTGAAGTTGATGCGCATTTCGTTGTACGGAAGAGCCGCAGTCGGAAGGGCGACGCCCGAATCACGCGAGTAGAAGAACGGAAGCGGGAGGTTGAGGTAGGTGACCGTCGGCTGAACCGATGCATCAAGCTCTCCGCCCGCAAGATTGTCAAGCGCGGGTGGCAGTTCCTGGGCAATCCCGGAGGTGTTGGTGAGCGCGACCGTGTTTCCGATCATATTGTTGTAAGCAAGCTGTTTGCCTTTAGGAACAGTGAAAGCAGCCCAGAAGTCAAGGTGGATGTTGTCGAAACGAGCCGCGACGAGGTCGTTGAAAGTAATAGCGCACTCCTTTACAAGATTGTGCATTAAATTACGCGTCCAGCGAAGACGGGTGTTGGCAGCGGCCGTGACCTGGTTGAGACCTACACGAAGCCAAGTCTGGAGAAGGTAATCACCAGCACGCGAGATGCTGACCGACCAGTTCTGGCCAAACTTGGGCTGACCCGAAGCATTGGAGAGGATCACCGGGACCTGAGTGAACCAGGTAGACTTGCACGTAGTGCGGACAAAGTACGCGACCGCGTCGCCGCAGCCATACATGTACTTTTCAAGCTCGTCGTACGTAGCGAGATCAATGAAACCAGAGGTAATGTTTGAGGATTGGATAGAACTCATGTTTTATATTACGCAATATATTTTTTTTAAGTTAAACTTCTATTTTTACGATTTGAGTTGTATCAACTGAACACGGATCCGCAGATTTTCCTGACTGGTTCGTAACTATTCGAGTATTTCCAATAATCTTATCGACGTTGTGATGCGTATGTCCGAACACCCATACTTTAGCTTTTTTAAATATATCTGTATGTTCTAAAGACGTTGCGTAGAACGACTCATACACGTTAACAAATGAAGATTGTTTCAAAACCTGTTTTGAAGGCGCGTGATGAGTAATAACAACGATTGGTTCGTCCAACTTCGACACCCTATTCAACCACTTACGATCTCGATTATGCAGGTTCAAATAATCGTTAGAAGTAAGGTTAAGATTCATATAATCTGGTAATGCTCTGTGAGGATGCGGATCACTCCAAAGTGTTGCGCCCGCGAACACTATCCCGTTAATACGAACGATCTTCCTATCAAGCACGTGAAAATTTTTAATATGAGAGGTTAGTTTCTTGAAATTGTAGAGTAAAGTACTGGGAGACTTAATTACACTTTTTTTGTTCAAGAAATAGTATTCATGATTACCTGGTACATACAAAATGAACTTAAACTTGGACGCGATGTTTTGAATAAATTCTATAATTGCAGTTGGTTCATAAAACGAACCAATATCGCCTGCTAGCACTAAAATGTCTGAACGAGGTAGAATGGTATCAACCGGGTACTTTACACCCGTTTCTAAATGTAAATCAGATAAAATTTGAAATGTAGTCATTATTCTAATTTTAGATTTATATTTTTTTAGAATCGTTTTACTTTTTTCATTTGTTTGAAATGAAAAAACTTTATTTGTTGGTCCTAGAACCAGTGCTTCCAAACGCTCCTTCTCCTCTGGTTGTTTTGGGAAGATCCTCTACGCAAAGCACCTTGGCCTTGTGAAGCTTACGCAAAACTAATTGAGTAGAACAAAAAGGTAGAGTAAGCTCAGGTGCATCTTTTACAACTCTAACAAGAACTACTTTCAACGTTCCTCTGTACGAAGGATCAATAATTCCAATTCCGTTAGCTAACATCCATCCACTCTTAGACAAACTGCTTCTAGCTACAATTTCTGTGTAGTATCCGTCAGGAGGACAAACCGCGATTCCTGTGTCGTACATGATAGTACTTAACTCATCGTTTTGTCCCCAGGTGCGTTTAGTTTCGGCAACGCAAACAAGATCCATCCCGACATCGTCAGCGTGTGCGTAAGACGGGATAAATGCGTTGAATAGAACTTTTTTGAATTGTATTGTTGACATTTGTTAATCAACAGTTGTAAAAGAAGAATCATTTTACAAGGTAGTATATTTAAAGTCGAAATAAAAATATACAAATGACAGACGATAACGTTATAAAAATTAATGAACTAGATTTGGATTTGATAGCGCCTTCTTCTGATGGAAGCCACGCAGGAGGATTCAAGCTTGTTGTAGTAGGGAAGCCAGGTACGGGAAAAAGTTCAATCATATCAAGCTTACTTTACGCAAAAAAACATTTAATACCGGCTGGCATCGTAATGTCAGGATCTGAAGATTCTAATGGCTTCTACAGCAAGATGTTTCCACCTTCGTTTGTATTTCATGATTACGACGAAGAACAATTAAAAAAATTTGCTAAGCGTCAAAAGATTGCAAAAGCAAAGATGAACAATCCTTGGGCTGTAGTCCTTCTAGACGATTGTACTGACAGTACTAAGATTTTTAATTCTAAAATTCAACAAGGT